TTACCGGTTTTGCCCGCATCCGATTTTCCGGATCAAATAATCGCGCGCCGCGGAAGCCGCTTCGAAATGCTTTCTGCTTCCGCAGAGGTAAAAGACGGCTTCTTCCCACGCTTTCATGGAAAAACTGTCCGGCTCAACCGCCAAAAGCGCCCGTTGCAGTCCCTCGCGATTCTCCTCCCTCGGCAGATCGGAAAGGAATCCGCAGCCGGAGTGCCGGTACAGTTCATCAAGCAAATCGGCCCTCGCTGTGGTTTCATTCAATGGGTTCACCTCTTCTGTCGTTTATGCATCAGACAGTTCCATAATGTAGACAAATTGAGGCAGACGTTGTAAAATGGAAACAGAAAAAATTTTTCCTGTTTTGCAGTCGAATTTTACCGATATTGCAATGACACAATTTGTCTACCTTCCGTCACATAATTTCCTCTTTCAAAACTTTCTCCGGACTTTCCCCGTCCGGCTCCGTCTTTTCCTTGGCCCAGCGCAGAAAGGTCTGATAGGAAATTCCCAGCTGTGCGGCCGCCTTTCGGGATGATATGTTTCCCTGCACCCACTGAATCCGCAGCGCCTCAAACCCCTGCGGACGGTCCAGTCTGGGCCGTCCAAAACGAATTCCCTTGGCTCTGGCCGCTTCGATTCCCTCCGCCTGCCTCTGGCGTATGAATTCCCGTTCAGTCTGCGCCACGTAGCTTAAAAGCTGAAGCACAATGTCTGAAATCAGCACTCCGGTCAGATCCCGCCCCTGCCGGGTATCAAGCAGCGGCATGTCCAGTACAATGATGTCCGCCTGCTTTTGTTTGGTAATCAGCCGCCATTGTTCCAAAATCTCCTCATAGTTTCTGCCAAGCCGGTCGATGCTCTTGATGACAAGCGTATCGCCCGGTTTTATTTTTTTGAGCAGCCGCTGGTATTTGGGACGCTCAAAATCTTTTCCCGACTGTTTTTCCACAACAATTTGCTTTTCAGTCAGCCCAAAACGCTGCATTGCAATCATCTGCCGTTCCTCGTTCTGCTCCCGGGTGGATACCCGCACGTATCCGTATTGCTGGTCCATGCTTTCTCCTCCTTCAAAGAATCTCCTCTTCATTTTAAAGAAAAAAGCGAAGTTTGTGTTGCTTTTTAACAGATGTAGTTTCTGGAATAAAAACAGTATAAATTTTCCTGTTTTCAACCATACGCCCGCCCGGAAGTTTATATTGACTCGACCAGAGTTTCCTACCGGGAAATGCCTCAGGAAAATACAGCATCGAACATTTCTCCCGCAATGCCTGCTTTGCCGCCTGTATGCGGGCAGCTTTCTGGTTCCGCAATGCTTTTGCTGAACGACCAAATCGCCTTTTTGCATTCTGTTTCATCCGGCGTCCGGGATGAAGCCTTCTTTTGGAGATCGCCGGCGCGGGGATAAAAGTTCCGATCTCAATCAAAACCACGCGTTGAACACGTGGTATGCCCAGCGCTGAAAGGGCATGATACCGACCCGCCTCTCAAGAGGCATCAAACCGGCGCAGGCGGCCCGCAGGCCGCCCGTTCCCCTCCCCCGGCCCGTTCCCCCTGCCTGTCCGGTGTCCGGCGCGCCCGAGCGGAGGGCGGCACCGCCTTACACACGCGGCAACTGCCAAAGCAATGATTTTCTCCTTTGATTGACCTTCTTCGCTTCTGAATATTTGTCATTTCGCTGTGCCCAATGTTATAAGCTAAAGCTTTTTTCTGCCCACCGGCATAGCCGGTGGCTGCTTGCCGCTAAAGCTGCAACAGCAAAAGCGGGCCCTTTCGGGCCCGCTTTCACCAATTTTATTCCATCGTCCCGCCGAATTCGGCCGGCACCAGCTCGGGCAGGCCGAAATCCCCGATTACAATCTCTGCCACCTGTGCCTTGAGTTTTGCCGGAATCAGGTCAAACGAAGCGGTCCTCCCGTCCACCAGCCTGCACGCAAATAACATCGCCATCATAATTGCCATCCTTTCCGCTTGTTGTTTTAAAAATTCGATCAGCCTACGCATAGACGACGCCCGCCATCTCCACAAGGCATTCCTCCAAAATGGCCGCGTTTTCCTGTGATGCGGCTGCTTGACCTTTCAGCACGCGGTTTTCTTCCTCCAGCTCCGCGATCCTCTCCGCGTCGCTCGGCGCGGGCGGCGGAGTGTTCGCCTCAATCTCCGCCCGCTCTGCCGCAAGCTCCCCGGCGGTGCCCGCCCGCACCTTTCCATCCTCATAGCGCCAGAGATGCGCGCCGGTCTCATCCGTCAGGGGCGGGTTTTCCTCCCCGCCCGGAAAAAGCCGGAACTGGTAGCCGCCGTCCTCCCGCAGCAAAACCGCCCCGGAGGTGTCCCGGCCAGGGAACGGCCCGTCCGACCATCCCGCAAGGACGCGCCCCGCCTCATCGGCCAGAAGATAGTGCCTGTTTTCTTCCATTCGTTTTGTTTTCCTCCTTATAGATTGGCGTCAAAACCTAGTGTTACAGGCTCTGACACTGTTCGTATAAAATAATTTGCATTTGCGGTCAATCCTGACGCCACCGTCGCTTTCACATACAAGAAATTAGCCCCGCAGGTTATTACCTCGAGATTTGTCAGCGCGAGATACGATGTTCCCTGTGATAACGACAGATTGGTTACAGCGCCGGAAGGATAAGAAATTATCGGGGTTACTCTTTTTCCTGCCGTCGGAATCATGCCGTATGCCGTCGTGGCGTCATAGGCGATCATATTGGCTAATCTTGTATAAGCACCCAGCGTTTCGACCTCAAAGTATCTCTGACACTTCGCCAATTCCTCCGCGTAATTCGGCGGCGGATCGTTCAGCACCCAATTCCCGTCTGCGTCCTGATGAGCCAGCGTCGAAACGGACCCGAGTTCCATCTTGGCGGCAATGAGATTGACGAAACTCCCTACCACGGCACTGCCTTTTGAAATAATTCGAAACGCTGGCAGCGATGCTCCCCGCTGAAAATTGCAGTAAAATTCTGTGGAACCTAGATTAAAAAGAGCCAAATCATATGAGCCTTCTGGAATAGTAAAAGTATTAAAAAATAATCCTTCGGTAGTAAGCGCGGACAGTGTAACATTTTTACCAACTAAGGCATTGTATATTGTTGGATCTATATATTGCACCATCATTGGGTATCCAGTAGCAACTATTTTTTCTAAACGGACATATCCATCATTTATTGTTAGGGAAATGTTATTTCCTACAGATAAAATCCATCGGTCAATTCCGTATCCAGCGGTTGTGTAAGACGTTGCTCCTCTTTGATTAATAATTGCTTCTTGTGCTGCCCAGTATGCGTTATCCAGCAGATTCCGGTTGCTGATGCGCACCGCGCTGCCCTGACCGGTCGCTCCGTCCACCGCTCCCACCTGCGCGGCGGTCGGCATCCAACTGTCCGGCCTCGCCCCCACCTGCTCGGCGGTATAGTCCCCGGCCTGCGCGGTCACCTCCCCCGTCCTGCCGAATACGCTTGAGACCGCGCCCGCGGCGGAAAGGGCCTGTCCCTTTGCCCATTTCTCCCCGTCCCAGACGTAGGCGTACATCTCGCTGCTCGGGCCTACTCCGTACAGATCGCCGATTTGCGGATTTGTCACCGCTTCGGCCAGCGCGGTCAGGCTGTCATAATACCCGAGGATTTTAAGCCCTGCGTTTGCCAGAGCATCGGCGGCCTCCCGCGCCTGTTCGACCAGCTCCCGCATCGTTTCGAGATACTGTTCGGACAGCTCAGGGCGCGGGAGGCCGTATATTTCCGCCGCCGGACGCACCTCGATCGGCCTTCCGGTAAACTTGATCACCGCGGCGCCGTCCGCCGAAATGCCGGAAAGCTCCAACCGCATCCTGCCCGGAACCGCTGCCCAGTCCCCGGTGACCGTCCATTGCAGCGTCAGCCCGTCGGAGGTATCCTTGGCCAGCTCCTGTTCCACCCGCGTCTCCCGGTCGGTCACTCCGGCCAGCACCCAGGTGAGCGCCGTCAAATCAAGCGTGCCATAGCTCGCCGGCATCTCGATCCGGATCACATCGGCGTTTTTCTCTCCTTCGGTGATCAGCCGCGCGGCCGGTCCGGTATCAATCGTCTTGTCCTCTGTCGATAAGGTAATCATGTGTTCCCTCCTTTGATTGGATACGCCGCGACATAAGTGCCGCCGACCTTTTCCACGCGCACCCGCTGCCCTGCGGAAAATGAAACCGCCGCGTTGCAGGGATAGTGCTTGACCCGCGCGGCCCCCTCGCCGTCAAAAATCAGCGTCAGGCCGTCCTCAAAGACCCCCGCCACCGTCGCGAGCTGATAAGCGGCGGGGGCGGCCTCCGCCGACGCCAGCCTCCGCCATGTCTGATAATCCATCATCATATCAAAACCGCCCTCCTCGCGCGGTGAAGATACGACCCGCCAAAGCCTAGCTTGAGCGTCCACCCGGTCTCCCGATAGACCGCTCCCTCGAGCGCCACAATCTCCCCCGTCTCGTGGATCGGGAAAGGCGCCGTCTCAAATTCGGCCGTCTCGGACGCCAGCAGCGATTCGGCCCGCAGCCGGTCTGCGAAGGCCTGAAGCTCCTCCCGGGAGGCGATGTCCTCCACCAGCCGCACCGGCGGAATCAAACCAGATTCCCTCAT